CACAGTCCAGCCACAGGGTATCGTTGGCGCAGCAGGCGCAGGTATTGTTGGTGGCACTGGTGTTACTGGTGCGTTTACCGCTGACAACTTGATCGATCTTGCTTACTCTCTAGATGGTGCAGCTCGCCGTCTTCCGGGAGTTGCTTACATGGCAAACGGCGCTTCGATTGGTCAGCTACGCAGGCTAAAAGACACCGCTGGAAACTACCTATACAATGTTGGCATTGGTCAGCCTGACAGCTTTGCTGGATTCTCTGTTGTTGAGAACCCTGCGATGGCAGACACGGCTGTTGATGCTCTCTCGGTAGTCTTCGGACACCTACCTTCCTACAAGGTTCGTATGGTAAACGGCATCGACGTTGCGCAGTCATCCGACTACGCGTTCAACCAAGATGTGACTACTTTCCGCGTAACTATGCGCACCGATGGTGGATTGACCCACGCTGGTCATGTAAAGACATTCGCAGGTGGCGCAAGCTAATCTAGCGAACTAGGGCGAGAGTCCGATGGCGGTTTACTGTGTGTAGGTTTCCGCTATCGGGCTCTCTTTCGCTATAGTGGGCGTATGCCTACACAAAAACTATCTGGCGCTGTATCGGTTTGGTCGAACAGCCCTCACGCTTCAACTGGCTACGGTGTTCAAGTTAGCCACCTCCTGCCGCAACTAAAGCGAGCAGGACTCGATGTTGCGATGCTTTCTAACTACGGACTAGAAGCTTCTAAGCAAACTATCAAAACCCCTCACGGCAAGATCCCGCATTTCCCTAGAGGATTAGATTCCTATAGCAACGATGTAGCGCCTGTCGATCACTTGGTTTGGTCTAAATTTCACGCCGACAAACCCAACCTATTTATTAGCTTGTTTGATGTCTGGGTAATGACTAGCCCGAGGTACAAAGAAATAGACCAGATTGCTAGCTGGACACCCCTAGATCATGTGACCATGCCGACTAAGGTAGAAGAACACTCGCGTAAAAGTAATGTTCACCCGATCGCTATGGCACCAAACGGAGTCCGTCTGTTCGAAGCTAAGGGCATAGAACACAGCTATGTTCCTCACTCTGTAAACACAAGGCTGATGAAGCCAACTAAAACACTAGCCAACGGCATGGCTGTCGAGGATTATTTCAAAAGCTCCGACAAGTTCGTGGTCGGAATGGTGGCAGCTAACAAAGCTTCTGGCATGGTTCACCGCAAAGCATTCAGCGAGAACTTGCTCGCCTTCAAGATGTTTCAAAAAGATCACCCAGATGCGGTTCTATACATTCACACAGATCCCACCTTCCCTTTAGGCTGGAATTTGATGCAGCTGGTCGAGGCTTGTGGCTTAGATCCCGACACGATCATGTTCCCTAATCCTTTGGATTATCGTATCGGTGTAGATCCTAAACACCTAGCAGCGCTTTACACGGGCATGGATGTATTGCTCGCGCCTAGCTACGGGGAGGGCTTCGGTGTTCCCACTATCGAAGCGCAAGCCTGCGGAACTAGGGTTATCGGATCTGGTTGGGCAGCTACGCCAGATCTAGTGAGTGACGATTGCTGGCTCGTAGAGGGTCAGCCTCAATGGGATAGTGCGCTAAACGCGTGGTGGCAGATCCCTAAAGTCGGTTCGATAGTAGAGGCGCTAAAGTTAGCATACGCCGAAGGTAAAACTAAAAGCGATAAGTCAATCCAGATGGCTAAGATTTATGATGTAGAAAATGTCTGGAACAACCACTGGCTGCCAACGCTTACTAAATTATTGCCACAAAAGTAAGGATCTAGCAGGCTGTAAACTAGAACTAATCTTTAGGAGATTTCAATGCCAATTACAAATGGTTATGCCACCCTTGCCGAAGTCAAAGCTGCTATGCGCATTATCGACAGCGTAGATGATGACCTACTAGAACTAGCTATTGACGCAGCTTCCCGGCAAATAGATGGTCACTGTGAGCGTGTGTTCTATTCGACAGATGGCGCAAGGATTTATACAGCACTAGACAACTACCTAACGGAGATAGACGATCTGGCTGCGATCACAGAATTGAAAACTTCTAGTGACGGAGATGGCTTCGATACCACTTGGGCAGCCACAGATTACCAGCTAGAGCCATTGAATGGACAAGCTGGGGGAATCTCTAGCCCTGCCACTTTTATCCGCGCTACGGGCGATTACCTGTTTCCTAGAATGGGGCAGGAAGCGCTAGTCAAAGTTACTGGAACCTTCGGTTGGTCAGCTATTCCCATAGCCATCAAGCAGGCAACACTTATTTTGGCGCAAAGGCAGTTCAAGCGCTACGACAGCCCACTAGGTGTAGCAGGTATCGGTGACATAGGAATCATTAGGGTTAGCCGAATTGACCCAGATGTTGCATCACTAATCGCACCATTCAGGCGTAGGAGAGTTGCCTAATGGCGACGATGGCGCAAATACGCACAGGACTAGCCACTAACTTAGCCACCATAACTGGTATGCGCACAGCTGAGGTTATCCCCGACAACCCACAACCACCCGTAGCAGTGTTCGAACTAGATCGCGTGGAGTATGACCAAGCCATGAAGAACGGACTCACGATCTATCGGTTCACAGTTCAGGTAATAGTCGGTCGAGCTTCTGCTAGATCTGCCCAACGCTGGCTAGATGCGCTGATACCACCCGAAGGATCTTCATCTGTCAAAGCTGCGATAGAATCGAATAGAACCTTCTCAGGAGTTATCCAAGATGTCAGAGTTGAGGCAATGCCTGCGATTGGTTCAGTTCAAATGAACGACCAAACATACTTGGCTGCTCAATTCGATGTAGCCATTTACGCATAAGGAGAACCAATGTCAAAGTTCGTGGCCACAGGAACAAGCGTGACATTCAACGGCACAGACATCAGCAGCAGCCTTACTCGAGCCGAGCTCGTTGTAAATTCTGCCGAGGTGGATGTAACCGATTTCGGATCTGCTGGTTGGGTAGAGGTAATAGGTGGCTTGAAATCAGGCACAGTATCTCTAGACTTCCAAGCTGATTACGGCGCTGGTGGAGTAAACGAGTTATTCGCAAGCCTATTGGGAACAATCGGTACTGTTACAATCATCACAGCAAACGGCACAGTTGCTTCGGCAACTACGCCTTCGTATACGACTGAGGTGCTGGTAAATAGTTTCACTCCTGTGAGTGGAGCAGTTGGCGATTTGTCCACATGGACAGTCACCTTCCCAACATCTGGTGCAGTATCTTACGTAACCTCGTAATTCTGTTACTATAAAAGCATGAAAATAAACCTACACATAGACTATGTTGGTGGCGTTAGCCGTGATGTTACCGCTAACGCTGCCGACATGGTCGCTTTTGAAGACAAGTATTCAATCTCTATCGCCAATCTTTCATCAGATCCTCGCATGAGCTACTTGTTGTTCTTGTGCTATCACTCTGAAAAGCGCACTGGTGCGACTAAAGATAGCTTTGAGAAATGGTGCGATAGCGTAGAGCAGGTTGGTGCAGCAGACACCGACCCAAAATCAAAGGGCTAGGGGACAGTTCCGCCCACTGGTTCATAGCTACTATGGCTATCGAGACTGGCATTAGCCCACGCGAACTTATGGATCTTGACGATCGTATGTTATGGACACTTCAACGCGCCTTAGTAAATCGGAACACTCCCCGAACTAGGTAATTTAGCCTGCGACTACAATAGTAGTTAGAGGTGAGCGTGGTAGGAACAATAGACAAAGCTGACTTTCGGCGCGTAATGAGTCATCTGACTGATCTCGATAAAAAGATGATCAACGAATTGCGTAAAGAAATGCGCAGAGAAATACAACCAGAACTCAAGCGTATTCGAAACTTTATCAAAGGCGCTGAGTCAAGGCTTCGCGCTCCCGGAAGTTCAAGCGGTGAGCCAGCCAAAGTTTTTAGCGATGGTCGGACAGGTTGGTCAGGCGCGAATGTTTCTCTAGGCTTCCGCCCGGGAAGATACAAGGGTGCGATCCTGATGGTTCAAGCCACAGGCAAAAAGAAGCAAGTTGGTTTCAACTATGCGGAGATGGGCAATACTGCTGGCGGTCAAAGCCCGAGGGGTCAAGCCTTTGGTGCGATGCTAAACAATCGTTTCAAGTGGGACGGCAAGGGTCGCTTCCTTTATCGCAGCACGATAAATCAAGTTGATACAATTTATTACAAGGTTGCGAAAGTTCTATTCCGCTACGCCAAACAAGTTTCCATAGACCTAGAAAGAAGCTCCTTCTAATGGCAATAAAAATACCCATTGTCGTCACAGCTGACACTAAAAAACTTACGGGCGTAACCAAAGGGCTAGATCAACTTGGCAAAGCTGCGACTATGGCGCTGGCTGCTGTTGCTGCTACTGGTGCAGCGATCGCGGTTCTTTCTGTTCGCGAGTTCGCTAAATTCGATGGCGCGTTACAGAAGTCCGTATCTATCATGGGCGATCTGTCCAGCGTTATGCGCGATGACATGGCACAGGCAGCTAAGGAAGTTGCCCTCAACACGACCTTCTCCGCTGAACAAGCTGCCGAATCATTCTTCTTCCTAGCTTCCGCAGGTCTAGACGCCGAGCAATCCATTGGCGCACTACCAAATGTTGCTGCTTTCGCTCAAGCAGGTATGTTCGATATGGCGCTGGCTACGGATCTATTGACAGATGCCCAGTCAGCCCTCGGTCTAACCACAGATGACACGGCAGAAAACCTAGCGAACATGACAAGGGTTTCTGATGTGTTGGTAAAAGCCAACACGCTGGCTAACGCTTCGGTAGAACAGTTCTCTACTTCGCTAACAACTAAAGCTGGAACAGCGCTCAAGGCGCTAGGCAAAGATGTCGAAGAAGGTGTCGCTGTTCTAGCGGTGTTTGCCGACCAAGGTATCAAAGCGGAGCTAGCAGGTAACCAACTTTCGATCGTGCTTAGGGATCTAACCACCAAAGCGATCAACAACAAAGATGCTTTCGCGGAGATGGGCGTATCGGTATTCGATACCGAAGGCGAGATGCGCAACATTGCCGATGTTATTGGCGATCTTGAAGTGGCTATGGATGGAATGTCTGACGAGACTGCCAAGGCTACGCTTCTGCAACTAGGCTTCACAGACAAATCGGTTTCAGCGATCCAAGCGCTACTCGGTCAGTCAGAAGCTATAAAAGCTTACGAAATAGATCTGCGCAACGCAGGTGGAACGACTCAAGAGGTTGCCGATAAGCAGCTCAAAACCCTAAACGCACAGTTGTCTTTGTTGCAGTCGGCGTTCTTAGATGTCGCGATCTCTATCGGTGCGCAAATAGCACCAGCGTTTGAAGGTTTAGTAACTAAGCTCCGCGTGGTGTTGCCGATTATCGGTGAGAAGTTAGTAGAAGCTATTGAGAAAGTAGACTTCGAGAAAATAGCTGATGACCTTATCAAGCTTGTCACGGTAATTGTAAATAATCTAGACACGATCGCAGCCGTTGGCAAAGCGCTCTTGTATGTCGCAGGTGCATTAGCCACTTATAGAACCGCAACGATGCTGGCTACCGCAGCCACCGCGACCTTTAGTGGTGTCCTAAAACTTCACCCCTTCGGACTAGTCATAACTGGCTTGGCAGCTATAGTCGCTTTGTCGATCGAAATGAAACGGCGCTATGATGATGTGTCGCAAGCCGCAGGGTATGTTACCTTCGCCGAGGTCGTGCATCAAAGAGAGCTAAAGCGCACCGCATACGATCAGAAGCAGCTAACAAAAGCGATCGAAGGATCTACGGGCTACCTTCGCGAGAATTACGACAACCAGCTAAAGCGCACACAAGGGGAACTAGACAGACTACGCGGTTCAGCGCTCAAGGCTTCCGCAGCAATTCATTCAGTCGCGCGTGAACAGAATCAAGTCGCTTCCCTAACTGCGAGATACAAGCCAGAAGCAGCTATAACCCCAGCAGAACAAGCAGCTATAGACCTAGAAGCACTGTTAGCTGCATTTGAAGACGATGCTGCGAAGATAGAAACAGGCGTAGACACTATCGCGCAGGCTAGGCAATCTCTATCTACGGAAATCACTGGCATTGTCAGCAACTTTCAGAAGCTCACCGCAGTGGGATCTGTCACTAGTCAGTTCGAGCAGGAAGTCGTTGCAACTTTCGCGTTGGTCGATAAGACCATTGACTCCGCGCTAGACAGCAAAGTAATTAGCGCTAAAACTGCGACCGCGCTTAGGGCTATCAGTGACACCAGCAGATCTATTCAAATGGCGATCGCTAAAGAACGCGAAGCACTAGCTACGCAATACGCGGATCTAACCAAGCGACTTGGGCTGGCAAAGCAGATGCGCGAAGATGTCGCTGGCTCGATCGCCTTACAAGCTGACCTAATTTCGCTAGGCACAACTACGCGCCAAGTTGTGAATGACCTTGGCGATGTCAGTGAAGAAAGCGTATTCACTAGCCAAACCATCATCTCTGGATTTAGAACTTTGCTAGAAACAACGAAGAAGTTTCAGCAGCAGCTAATCACGCTGCGCGAGCTAGGGCTAGACCCCACGCTGTTCAAGCAGATCATTGACAGCGGAACGGAAGCTGGATCTGCGACTGCTGATGCGATTATTGCTGGTGGTCCAGAAGCAGTGTCCGAGATCAACAGCCTATTCACCGAGCTAAACGAAGTCGGAGAGGAGATCGGTAAGACAACCAGCGAAGTTATGTTCAACGGTGGAGAGTCTGCGATCCAAGGTTTGATAGACGGGGTAATCGCCCAAGACGAGGCGCTGGTCGAAGCAGCTAAGGCAACTGGTGAGATCCTAACTACGACACTACAAGCTGCAATAGATGGCAAGCCGATAGATCTAGAAGGTATCTTAGAAGCGCTGAGAGCGTTCGAGAGCGACTTC